TCTGCTGGTAACGACAGCATTCAAACGTTAGATCTAATTGAAGCATGTGGAGACGCTGAGGCATTCTGCCGTAGCAACATCCTCAAGTATGCTTCACGCTATGATCGTAAGGGCACTGCCCGTCGTGATATCATTAAGATCCTTCACTACGCATTACTGCTACTTCACTTCTCCGATAAAACCAAAATCACCGAATCCTATCCTCAATGACAGTAATTTCCAAAGAGACTATTGACCTGCTACAAAACTTTTCGACTATCAATAAGTCGATTGTTATTAAACCAGGCAATCAGATTGAAACACTCAGTCTGAATAAGAATATTCTTGCTAAGGCGAAGGTAGAAGAAACTTTTGATAGAAACATGGCAATCTATGATTTGCCTTCTTTGATTCAAGTCTTCAATCTATTTGAAGGTGCTCCTGTAATTGATACTAAGGCGGATCAACATTTACTCGTCAGCAATCCTGCTGGAAGATCTAAGGTTAAATTCTTTTACTCAGATCCTGACATCATTGTCACTCCACCTGAAAAAGACGTTGATCTTCCTACTGAAGATGTGCGCTTCCGTCTTGAAGCACCAGTACTTCAGCAGATTCGTAAAGCATGGTCTATCTGTGGTGTGCCTGATCTCTGTCTGTTTGGGCATGATGGAGCAATGCAACTCTGCTTGACAGATAAAAAGAATGAAACTTCCAACACATATTCTATTGAAGTTGGTGAGACTGATGATGAGTTTTGTTATTGTTTTAAGATGGAGAATCTCAAACTCTATAATCAGGGTTACGATGTGACTATCAGCAAGCACAATGTTGCTCGATTTGAAGCAGATAATGTGAAATACTTAATTGCTCTAGAACCTAATGGTTAAAAAAGATTATGATGGTCCCCTCTATGCTCCTTGGACTGCTGTAGTAGCGGGAAAGAAAAAATTTCAAGACTGGTTAAAGAAACAAAACGACAAAAAGTGATGAATGATTTTTTATGGGTAGAGAAGTATCGTCCTCAGACTGTTGAGGAATGTATTCTTCCTGCCAATGTGAAAGAAACCTTCCAGAGTTTCATTGACCAGGGTGAGATTCCCAATCTCCTTTTGTCTGGCACTGCTGGTGTCGGTAAAACTACTATCGCTAAAGCACTATGTAAGGAATTAGGTGCTGACTATTATGTTATCAATGGATCGGATGAAGGTAGATTCCTGGACACTGTACGCAATCAGGCAAAAAACTTTGCCTCTACTGTGTCTCTCACTGCTTCTGCTCGTCACAAAGTGCTTATCATTGATGAGGCAGATAACACAACCGCAGATGTCCAACTTCTCCTTCGTGCAAGTATCGAAGAGTTTCAAAAAAACTGTAGGTTCATATTCACTTGTAACTTCAAAAATAAAATTATCGAACCTCTACATAGTAGGACGACGGTAATTGAATTCAATGTNCGTGGGCAGACTAAGCAAACTCTTGCAGCATCTTTCTTTAAACGTTGCACAGATATCCTCCAACGCGAGGAGATCACCCACGATGGCAGAGTTGTGGCAGAGGTCGTCCAGAAATACTTCCCAGACTTCCGACGCACTCTTAATGAGTTGCAACGCTACAGTAGCACGGGGTCTATCGACACTGGTATTCTGGCGACGTTAGGTGATGCTAATATCACTAGTCTTGTAGACGCACTGCGTAATAAGAAATTCAATGATGTAAAGAAGTGGGTAACTCAAAATCTTGATAGTGATCCCACATCTATTATGCGTAAACTTTATGATAATCTGTCTGGTGTGATGGATGGTCCTAGTGTTGCTGCAGCAGTTATTATTATTGCAGAGTATCAATACAAGTCTGCTTTTGTTGTGGATCAAGAGATCAATCTTCTTGCTTGTTTAACTCAGTTAATGCTTGAATGTAGTTTTAAATGATAACCAAACTAAAGAATCCAAAGACTGTAAATTATTATGAGATGAAAAGTAGGGTATTGTCAGATACCTTTACTTGGACTCATCATGGATGGAATCCCAATTCTCATCCTGGATTTTTTGGTCATACTATCATTGGAAGACCTCAGAAAGATGGACATAGATATCCAGAAATTATTTCAGATCATGCTGAGTTTGTGCATAATGTAGTATTAGATATATTAGAATATAATGATATAGTATTAAATTGTATCTTTAGGATTAATTTCAATCTTTGTTATCCTCAAGGATCTCCGAAGTTATCTCCCTGGCATGTAGATCATGACTTTCCACACAATAATTTGCTTGTTTATTTGACCGATGCAGGAGGAAGAACATTTGTTGGCAATGGATTTCATGATCCAAAAGAAGATGATGCCATAACATTTGACGGACTTCAGGAGCATCGTATAGAAACACCTATAGATAAGTTTAGGGTTAGTTTAGTAGTCACATATATGTGAGGAATTTTTTATTATGGATATTCATAAAAGAATATTAGGAGTTAGTGCTTATCACGATTCTTCAGTATGTCTTTTAGAAGAGGGTGAAATTTTACGATACTATAAAGAAGAGCGGTTATCTCACAATAAAAGAGATCAAACACCCATGCTAAGTCTTCTTAAAATTTATGAGGAATTTGGTGAAGGTATTGACTTAATTGTTTTTGCTGATGGTGAGGAGAAAACCGAATCTCTATGTAAAAAATTATGGCGATGTGAAATTGTTACACCTGAAAAATCACACCATCTATTTCATGCATCCTTAGCATTTGTTGCTAGTGGTTTTGATAAAGCAACAACTATCGTTGTTGATAGAAACGGAAGTGTTTTTGATCATATGATGGTGGAATCCGAGAGTGTGTTTCGCAGCACACTTTTTGGATTTGATGCTTTGTATAAATCTTTTTGGAGGATGGCACATTATACAGAGGGTGAAAATCTGAAAAGATCTTTAGATGATGTGCAAGAGTTTTATCCTATTGCAGATATACACTGCGATTCTTCTTTCAATATTACACAAGTTTATGAAACAGCAACTTCTTTAATTGGTGAGAATCCATTTGACAATGGTAAAACCATGGGACTTGCTTCATATGGAAGTCAATCCTGGAATACTCCAAATTACTTTGTTGATAATCGACCTTTAGATAGATACTTTATCCATTTAAGAAAGCAAATTGATATGTATGGTGTGGATAAAATAAATCACAATCAAGCATTCAACAAAACCTACTGCGATCTTACTTTGAATGGTGAAATAAAAGAGGGTGATCATAAATTTTATGCTGACTATGCCTATGAAATTCAAAAGCAAACTCAAGAGTGTTTGGGTAACCTAGTAGAAAAATATGTAAAAAATGAAGAATCGAAAAATGTTTGTATTACTGGTGGATATGGATTAAACGTTGTTGCTAACTCTTACTTAGTCAAACGATTTCCAGATTATAATTTCTATTTCTGTCCTTTAGCAGATGACTCTGGTAATTCTATAGGTGCTGCTATTAGTTATGCAATGCCTTTTACATCTAAGTTTTCTTTGATGGGTACTATGTTTCATGGAAAAAACTATTCTATTCCTGAAGAATATCAAAAGTGTAGCGTTGACTTCATTGCAGATCAACTTTGCAATCAAAAATCTGTTGCTGTCTTTAATGGATTGGCAGAAGCAGGACCAAGAGCTCTTGGTAATAGATCTATTCTTTTCGATGCCACAAATAAAGATGCAAAAGAAATTGTAAATAGGATTAAGAATAGAGAATGGTATCGACCATTTGCAGCAATTTGCTTAAGGGAAGATGCTGATGAATTATTTGAAATGGTAGACACTGTAAATAGTGACTACATGACTATGAGTTTTGATGTAAAGAGTGCTAGAATACCAGGGGTAACCCATGTAGATAACACTTGTAGGATTCAAACCATTTCAGAAGATCATCATTTATATACTCTTTTGAAATCAATCAAACAAAGAATTGGTATTGGTGTATTACTCAATACTAGTTTCAATATGGCAGGAAAACCTTTAGTCGAATCACTTGCCAATGCCAGAAAAACGTTTTACAATAGTGCCATAGATATACTATGGTTTCCAAAGACCAATCAATTTATTATGAAGGAGTAATTATGTCCGTAAAAAACATTCGTTTCATTAGTGGTGAAAATGTCATCTGTGATTTACTAGAAGAAACTGCAGACTCAATAAAAATTCAGGATGCTATTGTAGCAATGCCTGTCAATCAAGACGGCACTCAACTTGGATTTGCACCTTGGGCACCCCTACAAAATCCTGACATTTGTGATTTAGAAGTTAATCGTAATATGGTAATGTATATTACAGATCCCAGTCCAGATCTCGTGCAGCAATATCGATCCATGTTTAACAAAATTGTTGCTCCTGAAAAGAAACTGATTCTATGACCTCTTTGAAAACACCTCTTCGTTATCCTGGTGGTAAATCTCGTGCTGTCAAAAAGATGGCACAGTTTCTACCAAACATGAGTAACTATACTCAATACCGTGAAGCATTTCTTGGTGGAGGATCGTTTGCTATCTGGATGACTCAGACCTATCCACACTTGGATATCTGGGTTAATGATCTTTACGAACCTCTGTATAATTTTTGGCGAGTAACACAAGAAGACGGAAAGAAACTTCGGGATGAATTAGTCAAATTAAAAACTAAATATCCTGATCGCACTTCAGCAAAAGTTTTATTTTTAGAAGCAAAGGAGTATCTTACACATGAGCCCAAAAGGTCTGAACCCTTTCATCGTGCCGTTAGTTTTTATGTTGTTAACAAGTGCTCTTTTTCTGGTCTCACTGAGTCCTCATCCTTTTCGGCCGCCGCATCTGAATCAAACTTCTCGATGCGAGGGATAGAAAAACTTCCTGGATATCAAATGATTATCAAGAATTGGAAGATTACTAATTATAGTTATGAAGAATTACTTACTGATGACAAGCAGTGCTTCACCTACCTTGACCCACCATACGATATTAAATCCAATCTATATGGAAAGCGAGGCAGTATGCACAAGTGCTTCGATCATGATACCTTTGCTAGTGACTGTGATCGGTTTATCGGTCCTCAACTTGTATCTTACAATGCGTCTCAACTGGTCAAAGATCGTTTCCAAGGATGGGAAGCGGGCGAATTCGATCTCACATACACCATGCGATCCGTGGGATCGTACATGAGTGAGCAAAAAGAAAGAAAAGAATTACTCCTTTTAAATTATGGCGTTTGATGAAAGGTATCCTCTAAAGGATTATCTCAACTCTATCAACTACACTAAAAAAAGTGTGATGGATTCTGATGATCCTGCTTGGGAAAAGAATTATCCCCCTTACATTGTAAATAAATGTATGTCACATCACATGGATACTGTGATGTATGCAAACGAAATGAATCAACATCCTCTTCTGGATAAAAAACTTCAGTATGATTTTTTTATAAATACCGTCAGGTCCCGTAAAAGGTTTTCTCCTTGGGATAAGAAACAGAAGATGAATGATTTGGATGTTGTCAAGCAATACTATGGTTATAGTAATGAAAAAGCAAGACAAGCTCTCGGCATTCTGACTCCTGATCAACTCGATGTCATTAAAAATAAACTGAATAAAGGGGGTAAGAAAAAATGAGTGATGATCTTAGCTGGTCGAGAGAAGATATGGTGCAGGTTCTTTTAAAAGAACCAGATGATTTTCTTAAGGTGCGTGAAACTTTAACCCGTATTGGTGTTGCATCAAAGAAAGAAAGGAAACTATATCAATCTTGCCACATTCTTCATAAGAAAGGACAATATTTTATTGTGCATTTTAAGGAGTTGTTTGCATTAGATGGGAAGAAAGCGAATCTTTCTTTGAATGATGTGCAGCGTAGAAATAGAATTGTGCAACTCTTATCTGATTGGGGATTGGTTGAAATTTCTAGTGAAGATAAAATTTCTGATGTTGCACCTTTAAGTCAGATTAAAGTTATTTCATATAAAGATAAAGGAGACTGGTCTTTAGAGAGTAAATATAATATTGGGAAGAAACGACAGACTACAGAATCCTAAATAGAAGAGCCTTGCTTTTCATCAATGCCAGAAGAAGTCAAAAAGGAAGAACCTAAAAAGAAAGGTCTTCTAGGTAAAATCAAGGAAGCAGCGGATGACAAAGAAGAACAACTTGCAATTCTGTCTACTTTTGTCCGCCTTGGTATTCTTGTCTGGTCTGGGGGAATACTCACGCTGGCATACATCAAACTTCCACCAGCACTTGGTATACCAGAGCAAAAACTAGATCCCACTTTTATAGCCAGCGTCTTCACTGGGGTTCTGGCTACTTTTGGTGTTCAGGCAGCAAAGAAAGCAGGAGAAGGTGGTGGTAATGGTGGTGGCATCACCAAAGAGCAGATGGAAAGATTGATTGAAAAAGCAGCACAAACTGCACCCTCTCAAACTATTCGTCTTGAGCAGGGACCAATCAAAATTTCTACAGACGACTCATACAAAATGTAACGGAGAATAAAATGCAAAAAGTAATTAACGTTTTAGCACTGCTATCGTTCGTAGGAACTGCAGGTATCGTCGGTGGCGGTGCTGCAGTATATCTTAATAAAGATTCTATTATTGAGAATGTAAAGGGACAAGTTGCCGCCGCTGCTGGTGAAGCAATTGCTGGACAACTTCCTGAAATGATGGATTCTGCAATGCCAGAACTTCCTGGTGCCACTGGTGGTGTTGTCGGTAGTCCTGCTGGTATGGGTGGTGCTATTCCATTTGGTATGTGATTATGAAAGCTAATAAACCACCTGTATTTAAAATAATCATTGGTAGTGTTGGAGCATTAGTTGCTATAGCACACATTGGTATTCTTGGTCATTTACTTAATGCTACAAGAAAACCTCAGTATCCAATTATTAATATCCCTAGAGGTGATTATTCATCTTATAAAGTTGAATCTAATAGGGATGGATACAGTGTGGAATATAAGGCAAATGATCCTGCTATCTTAGAATCTCAAAGATCTTTATCATTAGATAAAAACAAGAGTGGATTCTTTGG